AAAGAAAAAATAATAGTGAGAGTAAAAGACAATGATTAAAATATTAGCATTAACAATCGTAGGAGTAATGTGTGTGATAACGTTAAGTTTTCTAATATTTATAATCAGGTATTATAGGGGGTGATTTTAGTGATAAGAAATCTAGTTAAGTTTTATCCATCAGTGATGGAAGAGTTAGAAAAAGATATATCATTATCAGGAGATGATTATGATACTTACAAATATATTTACAACATGATGTTGAAAGATAAATACATAATGACTCTTGATGATTTAAGCGAGTTAAATAAACTAGGAGACTTTGACTTAGACAAACATATATATTGTTACTTACATACAATGAGTGAGAATGTTGAGTTAGTTAAGTTTGATATGGGTTATCTAGATTACATTGACGAACTTATAGCAGAGAGTAGAACAAAAGGTAGTAACAAGTTTAATGTTTTACAAGTAAGAAGATTAGTTGGTAAGAGACAAGGTAATCATATTAAGAAAATATATTTTAGAAGAATAGAATATCTTCTTGGTATGCAGCTAGATAGATTCATTGATTCAGTTGTTGTAGTTGGAACTAGAATTAATGTGAGAGCAAGAGAAGAACGTAACGAAGAAATAGTTTACGCAATAGCGCGAAGATTAAGTGTTAAGTATGGTTACGGTTATGCTATTAACTTTGAAAACAAGACTATTACAATAAACAAAGAAGTCAAGTTACACTGGATTAAATCAAACATGTATCACAAGAAAGAGTGGTTGTTTGAACTTAATGGAGATATAAATAACATGTGTAAAGTAATTGATAAAATTTGTTGTCGTGAACTATTTAAAAGCGTTTAGAATATTTATATAATAATAATAAAGCTAGGTCGATCATAATATATGTGAAAGCTTCTCCAAAATAATATTTACAAGCAGGCGTTGGTTTTCCCTAGCTTTCCCAACATACTTTTAAATTAGGTGGAATGATGAATAAGAAATTTAATTATACAAGGAATGATGTTGACTATTATTTAGAAGCATATCCAAAGATAAAGAAACAACTTAATATTTATTTGAAAGATAAATTATCTGGAGATGATGAAATAAAAACTAATAATAGTAATTTCAATAATAGTAATGAGAATAATATAATAAATAAATTATCTGACTATGACTTTGAGAAAGATGATTATGCTATTAAGTGTGTGGATAGATTAGAACATAGCTTAGTAGATGTACGTGATAAGAAGATCCTTAAGTTTCGGTACACTTACAAGTTAACAGTTGAGGAAGTAGCAACAGAAGTTTGTTATCATACTAGAACTGTAGAAAGAAGATTACAAAGTCTTAAGGATAAATTGTTTTATATTTTAAACTCATAATAAAAGTTGTCGGTTTTGTCGGATTTGTCTATGGTATAATGATAGTATGAGATTAATATAATTGAGAGATATTAAAATAAATAATATCTCTCTTTTTTTGTTGAGGTGGATATGAAGGAATGTAAACATCATAAATGTAGAACGCTAATCAGTAAGGGAACTTACTGTGATAAACATAAACAATCACAAAACAAATATTACAATGACCAACGTAAGCATGATGAGGTCATGAAGTTCTATCGAAGTAAAGAGTGGAAGGAAGCTAGACAGCAGGCATTGAAGCGTGACTGTTTCACATGTAGTATGTGTGGTGGTCTAGCTAACCTGGTACATCACAAGATAGAAGTACGAACAGATTGGAACAAGCGACTTGAGATGAGCAACCTCGAGTGTGTGTGTAGAGAGTGCCACAACAAGATTGAGCATTACAAGAAGTAGGGGTGGTTATTTCCTGGGGTATACCCCCCGTGAAAAATCTCGGACGACCAATCTCCCCAGGAGCGGGCTGCCCTCTTCTGTACGCAAAATGCGTTTAATTAAAATTTTGAAAAAAAGTAAATTTCAGAAAGGAGAGATAGAATGGCAAGGAAAACAGAGCCTATGTCGTTGAAAGTGTTGAACGGTAACACTCAGCGACTTTCAAAGAAAAAAATTGAAGCAAGAATACAGCAAGAAAAAGAAATGAAGCTGCCTAACGATAAATTAAAACCCCCTAAATGGTTAGGCGATATAGCAAAAAAAGAATTTAGATACGTTGTGTCACAAGCTGATTCAATAGACTTGTTAAATAACCTTGACTTACACGTCTTATCTATCTACTGTGATACTTATGAGAAGTATGTTAAATGTAGTGAGATAATTCAACGTGACGGTTTGATGACGGATCAAGGATATAACAAAGAGTCAGAACGTGAGTTAAGAAAACACGGAAAAGTAATTGAAGCGGAACGTACTAAAGATTATGGTTACGGACAACACCCATTGTTAATTAGACAAAAAGACTTATTTAACACACTACGCTCTCTACAATCTGAGCTAGGACTAACGCCAGTAGCAAGGGCAAAAATCGCTATGGATAAGGCTTATAAAGAGACACCCGCCGACCCAGTTAAAGAAAGATTCGGTAACTTATAATGTTAAAAGACGCTATGAGGAATTGGGCTGCACAAGCAGTTAACGGCGATAGAATAGCTTGTGAAAAGGAGAAATGGGCGTGTCTACGATTTTTAAATGACTTAGAAAAAGAAGGAACGGAAGAATTTCCGTTTGTTTTTGATGATGATAAAGCTATGAGATTTTTAGAATGGATGTCGTTATTTAAGCATACAAAAGGTAAGTTAGCAGGCGAAAACATTGACCCTGCACCTATTCAAATATTTAACTGGTCTAATATTTACGGTTGGATTCACAAAGATACAGGCGTTAGACGTTTCAGAAAATTCTATTATCAAGTAGGAAGAAAAAACGCTAAGTCTCAAGATGTAGCGTGTTGTTTATCCTATGAAATATCAGCATTTGGCGAGTCGTCCTCTGAAGCTTATATAGGAGCGACCAAGCGAGACCAAGCAAACATTGTGTTTAAAGAGATAAAAGCACAGATTCAAGGCAGTCAAATTAAGAATAGATTCAAGATTACACGTAGCTTGATAGAGCATGAGAAAAGTAACAGTTATATTATGGCTCTCTCTCGTGACTCGGGAAAAACAGCTGACGGATTTAACCCGCAAGTCGGAGCAATGGACGAGTACCACGCACACCCTACTGACGAAATACTAGATGTTATTGAGTCTGGTCAAGGTGCTAGAAGTCAACCGTTAATTGTTATTATTACAACAGCCGGGTTTAACTTAAATAACCCGTGTTATTCTACTGAATACGATTACGTTAGTAAATTATTAGATCCTAACAACCCTGTTGAGAATAACGGATATTATGCTATGGTATGTGAACTTGATAAAGACGACGACATAAAAGATGAGACTAATTGGGTTAAAGCTAACCCAATATTGGCAAGTTATCCAGAGGGTATGAAATTTTTGCGTGAACGTCTTAACGAGGCCTTAGACAAACCCGAAACAATGTCTAAGTTCATGACTAAAAATATGAACATATGGGTAAACGCACCTGAAAATAAATATATGGATATGGAAAAATGGAAGCTTTGCGAAGTATCTGACGACGAGTTAGTTGGTAAACCGTGTTTCGTTGGTGTCGACTTATCAAAACGTCTTGACTTAACCGCTGTAACATCTGTATTTGTGTTAGGTGATGACCGTTACGCAATAAGAAGTAAAGGATTTATGCCGGAGGATATGCTCCACCAAAGAATGAACACCGACAGAGTTAACTACTCTCAGTGGGTGGACGAAGGGTGGATAACAATGACACCTGGAGAGGTAATTGACTATGATTTCGTTGTTGACTACATAGAAAGTCTACGAGATAAATACAGCGTGCAAGAGGTCTGTTATGACCCCTACAATGCTACACAATGGTCTCAAACTATGGAAAAGCTAGGTTATTTAATGGTCGAAGTCAGACAAGGTGTGTTAACTCTTAACGAACCTACAAAACATTTCAGAGAGTGTGTTTACGAGAGTAAAATTCATCATGACGGAAATAAGGCGTTGACTTGGTGTATGGGAAATGCTGTAACAAAATCAGACGCACAGGACAACATTATGTTAGATAAGAAAAAATCAAGCGACCGTATCGACATGGCGGCTGCTGGTATTTTCGCTTTTACTCGAGCAATGTATAGCGACAATATCACTTACGACCTTAATGATATGATTGACAAAGGAGAATTTAGTTTCTAATGAGAAAATTAATACAATTTACAGTATTCTTACTATTTATAACAAGCTTGCTATCGTTAATATATGCAGGCTTTTTATTTTGCAAAACTATCGGATTTATCGTATTAGGTATTAGCTTGATGATATGTAGTTTTGTGTTAGAAAGACAACTTTAGTTTTGAAAGGAGGTGAGAAATGAGAATGATATTCAGAAACAAGACACCGACAGGTGGTAATGATTTGAGCGACTTAAGAAACCCGTCAGACTGGTTTTTAAATATATTTAACGGTAGTCGAAACAACATAAACGAAGAAAGTGCTATTAACACTTCTGAGGTTTATAGTTCAGTAAAAGTTTTATCAGATGACTTAGCAAAATATCCGTTAAATTTACTACAAGACGTAAACGGAACGGTAGAAAAGGCAAAGAAACACACAGCTTATAAACTTTTAAAAGACCAACCAAACAGAAATATGACGAGTTTTGAGTGGAAACACTTAGTAATGACCCAGTTAAACTTGTGGGGTAATAGCTATCACTATTTAGAAATTGACAAGAAAGGTCAAGTAACTGAAATAGTGCCGTTAGATCCACGATTTACAAAAGTACTTTACCACGAAGACACTAACACAGTAACTTACGAGACGGTTTATAAAGGTAAACCGAGAACATTAAATGCTGACGAGTTACTACATTTTAAAAACTTATCAATTAACGGTTTAATAGGACGCTCACCTGTGCAAGTCTTACGTGAAAGCATACAAGGAAACCAAAAAGGGCGTGAAATGGCGTCTAATTTATTCAAGCGTGAAGGTATTCCGTTAGCAATATTAAAGTCTACACGTACTCCGTTGACTACTGAAAATAAAGAAACCGTTGCTGAGTCGTGGAAAAAACATCTTGAAAATAACAATGTTGCGATTTTAAACCCCGACATTGATTATCAAAGTGTCGGAATACCACAATCTGACGCTCAGTTCATAGAGACTATGAAATATAACAAGGCAGAAATTGCAAGTATATTCAAGGTGCCGCCATATAAATATGGAGACTACAGCGGTTTAACTCACTCTAACGCACTAACTCAGTCAATGGACTATGTGAAAAACGTAATGTTGCCGTATGTAACAAATATTGAGTCGGAACTAAACTCTAAGATATTAACGGATCTTGATAAAAAACGAGGCTTTTATTTTAAATTCAATATGGAAGCTGAGCTAAGAGCTGACCAAAAATCACGAGCTGAGTTCTATGAGAAAATGCAACACGTAGGAGTTTACACAATAAACGACATTCTTCGTTCAGAGGATATGTCAACAATAGACACAGAGTATGGCGACATGAGATTTATGTCATTAAACTATGCTCCAGTCGATACAATTAAAGAATACCAACTGTGGAAGGCAGGTGCGAAAACAAGTGCAGAAGTGGAAGATTAAGGCTTTAAATGACGATAGAGTCGAGATATTCATTTACTCAGATATCGGATACGACATCTGGGAAGATAAGTCAACAGCTCAACTCTTTGCTGAAGAGTTAAAAAGCATAGAAGATGTGAAAAACATTGACTTACACATTAACTCAAACGGTGGAGATGTATTTGACGGTCAAGCGATTCACACTTTATTAAAAAACCATAAAGGATATGTAACAGCGTATATTGACGGTTTAGCTGCTTCGATTGCAACAGTAATAGCAATGGCAGCTGATAAAGTAATCATGCCAAAAAATGCAATGATGATGATTCACAACGCATGGACTGGACTTTACGGAAATGCTGGTGACTTACGAAAAATGGCTGACGACTTAGACCATATCAATGACACAATCGTTAACACTTACTTATCTAAAGCTAAAGATAAGACAGACGAAAAAACAATTAGAGATTTAATGGATAAAGAGTCTTGGTTAAATGCTGAAGAGTGTTTCAACTTAGGTCTTTGTGATGAAATCTCAGAGCCAGTAAAAATGGCAGCGTGTCTAACAAAAGAAGAGGCACACAAATTTAAAAACGCTCCTAAAGAATTGATAAAAGAAAATTACGAATATCAATCAGAACGAGCAAAACAATATTTAGAATTTTTGGAGGTAATCTAATGAATACAAATAAAAAATTAAGAGAATTAATGCAATTAAAGGCTGAAAAAGTTACAGCTGCTGAAAATGCAATCAACAACAAAGAAATGGAAGTAGCAAACGAATTAATGGAAGAAATTAAAGGATATACTAAAGAGATTGAAACAATTCAAAACTTAATCTCATATAAAAATGATGATAAAGTAGTTGACTTAGCTGAAGAGAAAAAAGAAGAAACAGGACTTGTAGCAGTTCAAAACTATATCAAATCTGGAATTGTTAATGCAGCAGGACCATTAAAAGAGTCTGAAGGAGAAAACGGTGGTTACTTAGTTCCTGAAGACGTAAAAACAGCAATTAACGAGTACAGACGTTCATTTGTGTCTCTAAAAGACCACGTAGACGTACGCTCTGTTGTAGTGCCTTCTGGAAGTGAAGTTTATGAAAAAACAAGTCAATTAACTGGACTTACTAACATTACTGAACTTGGAGAAATTCAAGAAATGAACGCTGAAGTATTCGAAAGAATTACTTATAAAGTTAAAGATTTCGGGGGGATTTTACCGGTATCACGTTTCTTATTACAAGACTCACCGGAAAACTTATTAGCTTATCTTGGTAAATGGTTTATGAAAAAACAAGTTGTTACTGAGAACAAAGAAATTATCGCAGTATTAAAAACTTTAACTAAAAAAGCTATTACTAAAGTTGATGAAATTAAAGAAGCTTTCAATGTAACATTAGATCCTATCTTCTTAGATAATACTAAAGTATTAACTAACCAAGACGGATTTAATATATTAGATAGCTTAAAAGACAAAAACGGAAATTACTTATTACAACCTGTGGTAACTGACCCAACAAAACGTACATTATTTGGTAAAGAAGTAATCGTATTGCCAAATACTCATTTACCAAACGAAGCAGCTAACAAATTCCCACTATATGTAGGAGATTTAAAAGAGGCTGTACGTGTTTACGAGTTAAACGAACTTGAAATCAAATCAACTGACGTTGGAGGAAAATCATTCACACGTAACTCTTACGACACTCGTTTAATCACTCGCTTTGACGTTAAAGCAGTTGACAAAGAGGCTGTTGTAAAATTAGAGTTTGGAAAAGACTTAACACTAGTAGCTGGAGCATAGGACTATGATTGATGTTTCAACAGCGTTATTACAGCAATTCAAAGATAAACTACATATATTACATGATGACGAAGACGATAATCTAAAAAGGTTGTTGTCTTTTTCTTATTCTGTGTTGTGTGAAAAATGCGGTTACTTTGATATTAATAATGACGAGCAAGGTAAATCATTAGTGTTTGAGAGAGCGAGATACGAGTATAACGACAAGCTAGAATATTTTGACATTAATTTTTTAGGAGAAATATCAAGTCTGTTAATTAAATTAGAGAAAGAGAGGTTGTCGAATGAAGATTAAAGTTTTAAAAGAATTTCAAGACATTCACACATCTCACCTGTATGGAGAAGGAGACGTCGTTGAAGTCTCAGAAGAAAGATACGAAGAGATGAGAAAAAATTTATCAGCTTATGACTACGAATATATTGAAGAAGTAACACCAGATGAGACAATACAGGATCAACCAATCTTATAATGACGGAATAGCTAAATTTGTAGAGAATAAGCATAAAAAAGATAAATTTAACACTAAGTTAGCTGAACACGAAGAAAAAGAGATACGTAAGTTTTGGTTTCGTTACTTAGGTGTGACAGCTAACGAAAAATACCAGTCAATGCAAGTTGACACAGAAGTAACAACGAGAATAGCAATCAGATTATTTACTAACATTAATGACTATTTGTTAAGTAAACTATTTGTGATAATTAATGATAAGAAATATACGATTGCTAGGATCTACCACAACCATGTGAAAAACGAAACAGAAATATCACTTGTGGAGGTGGTTAAATAATGAGTACAAAAGAATTAATATTCGAAACTATAACAAAGTTAAATCTGGATATCCCGTTAGCTTACGGACTCAGCGACAATGAGGAGTTCCCTAAGCTAATTTATTTTCATGTGGCCTCAACGTCAAAACGCAGTTCAAACAAAAAATTCATAAAACATAACACTTTTCAATTAAATCTGTTTGACGTTAAACCGCATGACTTAGATAGTTCAGATGTGTTAAACAGTATTCAAACAGCACTAGAAGGCACTACACTCAACACGGGTGAATGGCACGAAATAATTGATGTTGATGAGGATACTAAGGAAACACAATTTATGTATTATTTGGAGATATATTCTTAATGGAGACGTTCGGATTTGAACAGGCGATAGCAAGGTTAGAGAAAATAGCGAGTAATACAGGCAAAGTAAACGGCGTTATAGTTGAAGAAGCTGAGGCAATAAAAGAAGACGCAAAAGGAATAGCAGCCGGAAAAGGACTAGTAAAAACGGGTGCGGGTGTGGCTGGTATTGTTGCGAGTCACGGTAATATGGAAAGCCAGATAGGTTGGGCGGGACGTCCTAACCTACACTTATATTTCCATGAGATAGGGTGGCACGCTGGTTTCTCTCGTCATAAAGGACGTGGGAAAGGTAAAGGACGTAAGCGTAAATACGGTAAAGGTCGTGTTTATAAGCCACCTAACCCCCATGTTAGACCAGCAGCGCAGAAACACAAAGATCCATTTGCGAGAAAAGTAAAAGACGCATTACTAGATTAAATTTAGGAGGACCAATAAATGGCAGTAACAAAAGAAGCAGTTAGCAAAGCTCTATTAACAGGGATTGGAGCAGGTTATTTACAAAAAGTTAAAACAGAAGCAACAAGCTCTCAAGGGTTAACTTATGATGAGAAAACATACGAAGTGTTCGCTATTGATAAAGTAGCATTTAAAGGACAAATTAAAGAGAAAACAGTATATCTATCAAACATTAAGGCACGTGATATTGTAAAATTCGCAAGTGTTGAAATGACTGTTGATATCGGATTTTTCCCGGACGGATTCTTAGAAGAAATGTCAGGTATGAAAAAATTAGCAACAGGAGTTTATGTGCAAGGTGACTCACCTCGTTACAAGCAGTTCCGTTGGGCGTTCCCTGTAACTGATGAAGACGGTAAAGAAATTATTTACAATTTCCCAGTGTGTCAAATCGAAAACCCAGACTTTAACGCTGAGACTGAAACTGATGAGAAAAAAGAAAACATCACACAGGTTACTATCAAAGCTTACCCAGTTGTAGGAAGTAAAGACAAATCAGTATTTAGTAAAATCGATTTACGTGAAACTGACAAATATGACAGAGAAAAACTATTATTACAAGGTTTCTACGACGCAGAAACCCTTAAACAATGTCTTAAATCGGGAACAACTGATGAGACAGTAGTTGTAGCAGGATAATTTATAAGAGCTGACATTTGTTAGCTCTTTATTTTTTTGGAGGACATGAATGAGTATATTTACAAAAACAGTAAAGACATTTAAAACGGATATTTTAGGAAATGAAATTGAATTAAAATCAAACTTAGCTGTGTGGTTACATTTAGAAGCTGACTTTGGAATAAAGCAGGGCGAATGGAATGATGTATATTTAAAAGAAAAAAATGTAGCTACAGCAAAATTTTTAGTTTCAATTTTAAAAGCAAATGGATATAAAACTACAATAGAAGAAGTACTAGAAAACGTAAATGATACTGAATTAGAGTTATTTATTTTGAAATACCAAGAAGCTATGTACGGGGATCAGACAGCAACTTTATTAGAAATGTTGGGGATAACTGATGATAGCGACGAGGGAAAGCATATTTTAGAAAAACCGGTAGACTACCAAGTGAATATTTACGAACACCCAGCGAGAAAACCGAAAAAACAAAAAGCGAAAAACCGCAAGAAATAGACTGGGACGATTTATTTTACAGGTGTCGAACTTGGTTTAACATGACTAAGAGTGAGTTTATGTATGATTACAGTCTTGAATATATTGTGTTTATGATTAACAGATATATAGAAGAGAATTTCAATCAAGAAGAAACTCAACAGGAAGAAGTAAAAGAAATGAACT